CAGCCTCAAAACTGCACTCGTACTCCTGCAAGTACTGATCCTCGGCCAATTGCGCCCTCGCGGCGGCTAGTTCGCCGACAGGAAGCAGCCCGCTGGTTGCGGCTGGAAGGCGTAGCAGGAACCACTCGCTAGGGAGTCGAGTGGCTGTTTCGTAAATCTCCCAAAACTGATTCTTTCCCTTTGGCGTTCCACCAAAGACCGCCCAGCCTTGTTTGTCTGAGAGGGCAGGACGTATGACGTTGCCGAACACGCTGGGTTTGAAGTCGCCGTATTCGTCCATGTACACGCCTGAGAACCCAAGACCGCGCATAGCGTCTGCATTGTCGGCACCGTACAAGCGTATTTGACTGCCGTTCATTAGCGTGATCGTCAGTTCTTGCTCGTTCTTGGCTTGCGTGATTGGCGCAGCGAACTCTTGGAAGTATTGCCACGCCACGGCCTTTGCTTGGCTGCGGTAAGGGGCGATGTAGGCGAACAGTCCACGCTCACCTTGGTAGGTGACGGCAGCGCGGATGATGTCGTTGACGGCTGCGACTGTTTTACCAGCGCGACGATGAGCCACGAGACAGGCCCAGCGTTGCGTTCGGTTATGGAACGGCAGGAACGCCTTACGTGGGCGATAGGGGATAACTACTCGGGAGCCATCCAACTGACTTCTACCTTGATCTTGTCGCCGTTGTTGCCTGTGTGTTCGTGTCGGGCGAGTTTGGGTACGTGGTATTCAATGACATCCATCATGCAGCGCCATGCGGCTTCTGCGCCTTTCGTCTCGTAGATTTCGTCCAGCCAGATGTTAAGGCGGTGTGCGTTACCGTCCACAAGTCGGGCAATGGCCTCTCTTGCCTCTGCGGTTGCCTTGTTGGGCGATCCTTTAGGTCTTGGCATAGGGCTTATTTATGCACAATTGAAACAATAGTTAAAGAGTCAACGCTTAAATATGAGTTCTTCTTCCGGCACATCCAACGATTGCCACGGGGGAGTTTGGCGGCGTACCGTTGGACTCATGTTCATACGTTTCTGCACCGCCCGCGCTTCGGCCTCGCCAGCCAATCGTAGGTATTGTTCATACGGATCAGCCCGTTGTTGACCAATTTTAAGCGTTCTCAAAATCGCGTCTGGACTGTCCATGCCATGTTTTTGGGCAATTTGTTTCAATTTATCCTGTTCTATCAAATCAAAGTTGTTGAAAATTTCTTGCAAAGAACTGCTGCTATTTCCGACAAGTGCTTTGCTCAAATCGTCCTTTAACGCTTTTAGTTGATCGTCAAATTTGGTTGTAAATTGCGTTGGGCTGCCGCCTTTTGCAAACCCTTCCCTTTGTTGTACCGCGTGTTGCAACTCATGTAACGCTGTTGATGATGCAGCGGTCGGCTTGTAACTAACAGCCGTTCCAATGTCTATGCGTGCTGCGTCTGGGAAATATGCGCCTCGCGTTGACTCCCCTAGAAGTTGGTTGCGGCGAATTATCAATGCTTGCCCAAGATCGGGATACGCCTCAAAAAGTTCAGGGTGTTGCATTGCCAATCTTGCCCGACTGCCCAATAACCCCGTCCGACCATATTCCAGCCCGTAATTGCCTTTAATGTCCTCTTGCAACGGCTTTTTAGTCGCCGCTAGTTCTCGGACGCTTTTATTAAACTCTCGGGGAAACAAGTCTGGTTGTGTTTTTGCGCCTTCTTTCAATTGCCGCACTTGTTGGTTAATTGCAGCAATTTGCGCTTTCCGCTGATCTATTGCAGCATCAAAATCAATGTCTTGCCGTAAGTAAGCATCAGCATCACTTATTTCTTGTTTCCAGTCTGGGCCAAACGCTCTGCCTGTCCCAGTTTCACGCCAAATGGTGTCGCGGTCAACGCCCGCCTTTTCCATTTCTATTGCGCGTTGCTCGGCTTTTGGGTCGTAAGTCTTTGCAGACTTGCCAATAAAAATTTCGGCGCGGGTTGGGTCGTAGCGTTTGAGCAGCCCTGCGAGTTTCCCGCCCGGGACGGCGCTGGCAGCGGCCATACCCATACCTACGGGATCGTCGGCGCGTCTGGCGCGTTCGAAGTCGCGTGCAGCGAGGGCGGGGCCGACGCCCGGGACAAGGCTTGCGCCCGTCTCCACGGCAATGTCAGCCAAGTCTTGCTCTTGGGGGTCTAGCGAGGTGGCGCGTTGCAGACGGCCACGCAGGTCGGCTTTGTCCTGCAAATAGCGCAGGGCGGCAGCAACCTGTTCGCGGCGCATCGCCATTTACTTAAACCGCCCCAACTTATACGAAAGCGCAGCGATCTCGCCCACGATCTCGTCAATGATGTTCTGCAAGTCGGTGTCTTTCGGCAAATCGCCTCGGATGCCCTTTACGAACGTCAGCAGGCTGTTGGCGTAGGCGGCGGCGTCCTTTTGCACCTTGAACCCATCGGGATAGTCGTCGAGCGGGATGATGCCGTGATGCCCCTGATACGCCTCGGCGTACTTGTCGGCCAAATCCACGATGTTTTCGTAGTAATGGCCGAGGGCTTTGTGAGCGGCGTAACTCGCGGTGTTGAGGTGCAGGTAGTGAGCCGCTGTGCTGCTGTGCAGCAATACACCGACAAATTCTGCTGCGTCTTTATGCGACATAAAACCTCCGCGTGACGAGGTTAGCACAGCGTAGTATCGTTGCAACTATGTTCGTGTTTTTCCATGTCGGTGAAGATTTAACCCTTCCGACCTCCCTCGTCCGTTCCATTCGCGCCCACAACCCGGGGGCCGAGGTCATCCAAGTCACCGACCGCGACACCCCGACCGTCCCCGGCGTCACATGGTCGCACGCCGTCGATGTAGACCCGCAGTACCTTATGCTTTGTCGCACGGGCGCGTGGGCTGATTTGGGCCTCGACGAACCTGCCCTATACCTAGACACCGACATGATCGTAAACGGCCCCATATCGCCTGTGCGTGCGTTAGGCGAGGGGTTAGTAGCCATGTGTCGCCGTTCGTATAACCGGGACGCGTTTTTTAACCCTCACCAACGGGGTTTGGACTTTTCCGAGTACGCCGGAAAGACGCTGGACGAGGTGTATCCATACGTCGGCTGCTGCACGATCACGCTGGACGCTGGGGTGTGGGCTGACCTCACCGAACTCTACTACGCGCTGCCCGACAAGTTTTGGCGCTGGTACGGCGATCAGGAGGTTTTGCGGGAGTATGCCAAGCGTCACCCCGTCGTTGATCTCCCAGAGGCGGTGTATGCGGGGCTTCCCGAGTTTGGCGGTCATCCGCTGATTACCCACTACAAAGGCGCTCGCAAGAAGTTGCTATCGCATTAACTCGGGCCGGATCGCCGCCGTGTAACGGTCGTAGAGTTCTCGTACCGTCTCCTCGGGGTCGCGGGCAATGTAGAACTCCCCGCGTGGCTCGAATATCAGCCGGAACCGCTGCTGGCTGTCCGTTACACGCCCCTTTGGGGCTTTGACCTCGACCCAGCAGACCCATTGGGTGCCGTCGGGGAGGGCTTTCGTGACGAGTTTATCGGGGACTTCACCCACCCGAGCGTAATCGTGGACTTGGAAGCCCGCTTTCTTGAGCGCCTCCGCGATGATTTTGTCGTTGGCGTCTCGTCGGGCAGCGTATCGCATGATCTTGCCTCGTTAATGCAGCGTATCAGCCATATTTTCCACCATATTTGGTTTGATCGGCATTTGTTAAGCGGCGGCACGCGCACGAATCTTTTTCACTCCACGCTCGCCCCAGAACTGGCAGACCATCGCGGTAAGGCTTGGGTCACCCGCAACGAGTTTGGCATCAGATTCCCGCAGCAGGTCAGCCACCCGCTCCTGTAGCCACTCCATCCGTTCGTCGTGGCCGGGTTCGTCATTTCTGACGTTGTAGCGAGCGAGCAAGGCGTCTGCAAGTTTGAGTTTAGCGAGCGGTTCACCAAGGCGCTTATCCCACTCCCGGGCGTTACGGTCTTGGGCTTGCTGCCAGCGTTCGTTGTCAGCGGCAACCTGTTTGTCGGTCTTGACGGGTTTTTCGCCGAACCCGGGCTTGGACTTTTTAAGGTCAAACAGCCCTTGCCATTGGTTGCTGATCGACTGGTTGACGACTTCTTCTTGATCGTTACCGAACTTTGCCAACTTCATCTGCATCGCATGGGTTGACGCTTCCTTGATCGGCTTGCGTATCGCCTTGCGGAAGGCTACCCACCGCTCCCATGCCACAACGTCTAATCCTTCTACCATGTTATTTACCTCTAATACCCTGATGACTGATGGTGAATCCGCACGGAGTTGTAGACGGAGTGCGCCTACGTTGAGTCGTGCGGAATTGATGACTGACGGAGCCATCCGCTGTCGGCTACTTTTGCTCAAGGTTCGTCCCCTTGAGTGCCATTTGCGCTTCCCGACTTACGCCGCGCACCTACAGGCTGGCCGCCCCGGTGTAGGTTTAAGGATTTGCTGCGCGTTGTTACCCCGACCAGCAATCCCGAGTAGTTCGGCGTGGTGGGGTGGTTGACATGACTAGAACAGTCAGTCAGACTTCCATCACGCTGAAACCGCAAATCAAGCGTATTGCCATTCCCCGGCAGCGTCAACCCCCCGTTTGGGGGGTTTTCGTTTCTGGCGTCTGTAACGGCTTCACAGACGATGCGGATAACCGCTTGCCATTCCCTAGCCTTACGCCTTGCCGCCCGTGCAGAGGCTCTACGGCGTTCTACGTTGGCCCAGTAATACGCACGGTGGTAGGTCGTGCGGCTCACAGTTCGCTGACTTGTTGGATACGCTTGCCGATCCACGCCATGACAGGCACAGCCATGCTGTTGCCGAGTGCCTTGTAACGCGGACCGTCTGGGCTTTCTGGCTTCTTACGCCACGGGATGTTGGTGTAGCCGTCAGGAAAGCCTTGCAGACGCTCGCACTCTACCGGCGTGAGGCGGCGCACTTGCATAGCAGTAGCAACGCCAGCCACGCTGCTTGAATCTCTTTTTAATGTTGGCGAAGCGTCAATGCCAACCCCGCCACCTTGAGAGCCAAGGTTTGAGTAAAAACCAACTGATTGCATGGCCGTTATAATTCCACCTCTCTGCCCTTGATTGCAGTTTAATGTGCCTGCCATATTGACTGCGCGTTCTGCATTGGCTTGGTCGCTACTAGACCAAACCGGCAAATACATTCCTGCATCTACTTCCGGCGCACCCATCGCATTGCCGCCAAATCGCGCTGTTATTGCGCCTGTCACAACTGAGATGCTACTGCCCTCAAGGCCACCACTAACGCTTGGGGCAGTTCCTTGCCGCGCTTCTCGGCTCGGCGCAGGATGCCCTTGCAGGCTGTGGGACTCAAAAAGAACCGCTGCGGCACGTTGCCAACTTCTAGCGTTTGCGACAACGAACACACGGCGGCGTCGCTGGGCCACTCCGAAGTATTGAGCGTCCAGAACCCGGTAGGCGAACCCATACCCGAGTTCTGCCAACATTCCGAGGAAGGTTCCAAAATCCCGTCCTCCGTTAGACGACAAGACACCGGGGACGTTCTCCCATACCAACCACTCGGGCCTATATCGGCGAGCAATTGCGCCGTAGGTGAGCATGAGATTGCCACGCGGGTCAGCCAGTCCTTTTCGCAATCCTGCGACGCTGAAGGATTGGCAAGGGGTTCCTCCCACAAGAAGGTTGATTGGTTCATTCGGCCATTCCTCGTATTTGGTCATGTCGCCGTAGTTCGGGACGGCGGGATAATGGTGTTTCAGCACGGCGCACGGGAACGGCTCTATTTCGCTGTACCACGCTGCCTTCCACCCAATCGGATGCCATGCCACGGTAGCCGCCTCTATACCGCTGCATACGCTGCCGTACCTCACGGGGCTTTCACCTTGCCAGCCTGTAACTGCCAAAGGCGAGCATCTGGCACTTTGCCCGCCTTCACCCATTGCTGCACCGCCGCCCGGGTAACCCCGAAAGCCTTGGCAACAGCGTATTGGGAACCGTATCGCTTGATGAGTTGTTGCGGTTTCATGGAAAAGAAGGATAGGGGGGTTGACACCCTATGTCAAGGCAACTATCCTATCAGCGTTGACACACACAACAGGAGCAACAGAGATGCTTACAACCACCACCATTGTCCTGCTCGGCGTAGCCTTTGAGGCTGAAGTTGAGTACGCCGTACACCATGCCGATCCCTCGGTCGGCGTACCCGAGACGCTGGAGATTTGCAGCGCGTACATCCTCGGTGTTTACCCCGACGGCATAGAGAGCAGCGACAAGAAATCCAACGCGGTCTACGTCAACTACAAGTGCGACCTTGAGTATCTGACCATCGAAGAATTCGACACGTTGGAGAACTCTTGCTGGAACCACTACCGCAAAACTCAAGAAGAGGCGTACGACGTATGAAGCGCAGCAAACTCGCCATTTTTGGCATCGTCATCGTTTACCTGCTGGCTGCCCTCGTTGAACCCTGCGACGGTCACAGTTGTGATGCGGAGGTGACGCATGGAACCCGATAACGTCTGGCAAGACGATGACAGTTGGTGGCACCAGCAGGACTTGGAACTACAGCAGCGCGAGGAGCAAGAACGCATTGAGGCTTGTAACCGCGCCATTGCAGCATTAACGGAGAACAACCATGAAGGTGTATGAAAAGATCGCAAACATTACCGCCGACCTGTCCAAGATCGGCATAAGTAAAGACAGCAAGAACCAGAGTCAGGGCTATAAGTTTCGTGGCATTGACCAAGTGTACGGTGCGCTGTCACCGCTCCTTGCCAAGCATGGTCTTTGCATCCTGCCTCGCGTCACGGCACGCGAGGTAGTGGAGCGGCAGAACCGCCAAGGTGGTGCGCTGTTCTACGTCACGCTCACCGTGGAGTTTGATTTCGTCGCCGCCGAGGATGGCAGCAAACACACGGTCGTCACGATTGGCGAGGCAATGGATAGCGGCGACAAAGCAAGCAACAAGGCCATGTCTGCCGCCTACAAGTACGCCGCATTCCAAGCGTTTTGCATCCCAACCGAGGGCGACAACGACGCCGATGCAACGACGCACGAAGTTGCCGCGCAAGACCCCGAGGTGCTGGCGCAGATCGCTGCGTGCGATAGCAAGAAGGCGCTGCGTGCGCTGCTTAACGATCTGCCCGTCCCGGTGCGTGAATTGCACATGGATGCGTTTATGGCTCGCAGCAAAGAGGTGCAGTAATGGAACAGCGCACGAACGAATGGAGACAAGCGCGGTTGGCGAAAGTTACCGGTTCCCGCGTGGCCGATGTGATCGCCAAGACCAAGACAGGTTACGGCGCGTCCCGGGCAAACCTAATGGCCGACCTCATCGTGGAACGGTTGACGGGGCAGCCCGCCAGCACGTTCACGAACGCGCACATGGAGTGGGGTACGGAGCAGGAACCCCACGCCAGAGCCGCCTACAGCGCCCGTACAGGCGAGTTGGTAGAGGAGGTGGGCTTTATAGACCACCCGCGCATTTTGAACTCTGGCGCGTCCCCTGACGGCCTCGTAGGCGATGAGGGGCTGGTGGAGTTCAAGTGTCCCGCGACCGCCACCCACCTCGACACGTTGCTGGCTGGCGAGGTGCCGTCCAAGTACATCCCGCAGATGCAATGGCAGATGGCGTGTACCAACCGAGCGTGGTGCGATTTCGTGTCTTACGACCCTCGGCTGCCGGAACACCTGCGGATGTTCGTTAAGCGCGTGGAGCGTGACGATGCCTACATCAAGATGCTGGAAACCGAGGTAACGAAGTTTTTGACCGAGTTGGAAGAAAAACTGACGCAACTACAGGAGTTAAACCGTGGCTAATTACGACACCCCTTACGACCCGAATATGCGTGGCGTTCTCTTCAAGAACGACCAGAAAGGAAACGCCAAGGCACCGCAATATCGCGGGTCATGCGTGATTGACAACGTAGACCTCAACATTTCGGCGTGGATCAAGGAGTCCAAGAAGTCGGGCGATAAGTTCATGTCGCTGAAGTTTGAGTCAAAGCGTCCGGCACCGCCAAAACAGAAAGCGATCACCGAGGATAATTGGAGCGATCCCGATGCTCCGTTCTGAAGAACTGCCAATCTTTATCGGTTACGACAGCCGAGAAGATGTGGCCTACCGTGTGGCGCGGCGCTCGATTGAGCGCCATGCCCGCCAACCTGTCCACATCCAGCCGATTGACCAGCGGTACATGCGGGCGGTGGGGTTGTACTACCGTCCCGACGATCCGCTTTCATCAACGGAGTTTAGTTTTACGCGTTTTCTCGTCCCGTACTTGTGCGAGTACAAGGGTTGGGCGGTGTTTATGGACTGCGACTTCCTTGTGCGCCATGACCTGACGCAGATATGGCGTTATGTCGATGAAAGCAAAGCGGTGCTTTGTGTACACCACGACTACCGGCCTGCCGAAACGGTCAAAATGGACGGCAAGGCGCAGCATCAGTATCCACGAAAGAACTGGTCATCGTTCATGCTCCTAAACTGCGAGCATCCACAAACGAAGCAACTTACGCCAGAGGCAGTCAACACGGAGTCGGGCAAGTACCTTCACCAATTTGGTTGGTGCGCTGACGAATACTTGGGCGAACTGCCGGTGACCTTCAACTATCTTGAGGGCTGGAACAACAAGGCGCAGGAACCCGATCCCGTGTGCGTACACATGACCCGTGGCGGCCCGTGGTTCCCCGGCTACCAAGACGTTGAGTACGCCGATGAGTGGCGGGCGTATACGTGAAACGCATCTTTACGCCCGGGACGCCGGTTGAGCAGGTGATGAAGGCTGTAGCCGCCATGATGACGGCGCTGCCTGCAAAGCCCTTTGCGGTGACCGTAGAGGTGTGGAAGAAGCCCCGCACCAACCAGCAGAACGCCTACCTGTGGGGTGTCGTTTACCCCGCCGTCATAGAGGGCGGTGGCGAGGCGCTAGGCGGCTTTACGAGGGATGATGTCCACGAATGGCTGCTCGGGGAATGCTTCGGTTGGCAGACGCTAGAGGGCTTTGGGCGCAAACGTATGCGACCGCTCAAACGATCCTCTGCGCTGAACAAACAAGAATTTAGCGATTACCTGACGTTTATAGACACCAAATGTGCCGAGTTTGGCATTGTGATACCAGAGCCGTATGAAGGTTGAGCGCCCCATCATTGCATTGCACCCGTGGGAGTACGAATGGGCTTCTCACGTTGGAGCGCGGCGTTACATTGAAAACTGGAATCGTCAAAACGCGGCGCATTATCACAAAAACCGCATGGAAGATGACCGAACGGCGCAAGTAGCAGCGTGCGTAGCAGAGTTAGCCGTTGCTAAATACACTAATCGTTATTGGTCTGGACACGTATGGCCTGCATCAATGCACCAAAACTACAAAGACATTCCCGATGTTGGGAATAACATTGAAGTACGTCGGCTGCGAACAAAAGATTACGCAGCGGTACGCCGAAAACAATTAGGTAAAGGGCTTGTTTTGTTTGTTGCAAAACCCGCAATGCCGGAACTGCGACAAGTAGAAATATACGGCTTTATTGATTACGACCACGCGTGGAATCTTGCTGTTCCAACTGAATATGACCCAGACAATACCCGAGAAATTGGGCCGGAATTTTTGAGGTTGAAATGAGCCTACGCAAAGAAGCCAAAGGGCGCGGCTGCACGGTGCGTATACCGGGCGTCTGTAACTTCAACAGCGAAACGACTGTGTTGGCGCATATCCGCATTGCAGGCGTGTCAGGCATGGGCCTCAAGGCACCCGACCTTTTGGGGGCGTGGTGCTGTTCTGCCTGTCACGCAGAGGTTGACGGCCAAACGCATACGAGCGGCCTTACCCGCGATGAGTTGCGCCTTGCGCTGTACGACGGGATGGCGCGAACGATCTGGCAGTTACACAAAGAGGGGCTGATATGAACTTCTGGTGCGACACGCCCTATACCACCGCTCATGTGCGTAACGAGTTCCTGCACGACCATGAGAAGGGCAAAGGTGAATTTACCCTCTGCACCGTGTTCGGCTTTCGCGCTGAACCCATGCGCGTCCCTATGTTCCAAATCATGCTGGAGAACGGCGCACAATGGGCGCGTATCCCGATCCACGCGCTGTGCAGTAAGCCTTGCCCAGAAATGGCGCTGCCGCTTGTCGTGTGGTGGGATTCGTTCTCGCGCAACTGTCAGGTCAAGGAGGTGGCGTTCCTGCGTAACCACCGGGTCAAGGCGATAGGCCGCGACGGGGTGCAGCGCCCGGGGACGTACCTGATGACGGTATTCTGGTGCGACGGCGGGTGGAGCGAAGTGCCGGATCAGAGCAAAGACCATCACCTAATCGCATTAGACTCTGGACAATGGATCGCCTATCCCAACAACCGCCTACTCTGGTCAGACCCGTCGTGGATCAGCGGGGACGTTCCGCGAGGTTGGAAGTCACCATCGACGAACTACACCGTGGAGGGCGTATGAGGCCGATTCTGGAGGCATTACAGCGGTTTTGGCAGTATGACTGGCGTCATGTCCCGCCCCCCAATTGGGCCTGCTCACGGAGGCGCACCGGAGGGCTTTACTGGTGACTATAGACACCGAAAGCCCGCCCGGGGCGTGGGCAAACGAAATGAAGGCAGCGCCGTGGGGTTACGGGCAGTCCCAAGCGGATCGGGTGCGCTGGGCGCTTGCCGAGGTCGCCCAGAAAGGGCTGTGGGAGGCCGCCCGGGTGCTAGAGCAGGAAATCAAGACGCTGCGGGCCGAGGTTGAGCATTTACGCAAATGAGGGATCGTCTAACGGCAGGACATTAAGTATACTCACCTGTAGTTCAATGGTAGAACCCCAGACTTTGACTCTGGTAATCCTTGTTCGAGTCAAGGCAGGTGATCCATGCAACCCCGAGTCCTAGTCCCTCAACCATAACTCCAAACGGTAGGGCGGGTTGCGCCCGTCAACGTGTCGAGGTGCAGGAATCTGCCCACCCCCTTCTGTTGCACGCCGATACCCGTAAACCCTGCGGCCATAGCGAGCGTTAAGAGCCTGTGGGCCTCCGCGCCCTCCACCCCTACGTCACAGGCACAGCCCGATGCGTGCGCCCCCGGGGCCGCCTTCTTCGCTTCTATGGGGTGCTTGGGGCAGCGATAGCCCGAGGTGATGCGCATGGGTTTGCCGTAGGCGGTGCGCAGGGTTTGGAGTTTCGCCATAAAGTCAGGCGTCATCTTGTTATCGCCGCAATGCGAGCAGTTAAACTCGGTCGCGGTGAAATTGGGGTAGGCTTTCCAGTCCATCAGCGTTTTCTCATTACATCAGCAATGGAAGGGGCGATCTTCTCCACGCTGCGACCTACCACATAGCCGCCTAACCCAAACTCAACGATAGACCACAGTTTGATGTACTCGGCCTCTGAGAGGTTCGGCGCAGCCCACCCAAACCAGCGGGCGACGATCAGGCACACAAATACAATCATGGTCAGCGGTCGCCAGTTCGCCGCCAGCCAATGCTGCGAGGCCGCCTCCGTCTGAATGATCTTGGCTGCCGCACCCTCTATCTCGGCTTGGTGCGCGAGCAGCGTTTTCATCATTTCGGCTTCGGCCTTGGCTTTCTGCTCGGGGTCGGGGAACAGATTGCCAACGACCTTGCCCAAAATCGGCGCGATGGTCGGTATCAACGCTTGGATCATTTCAGCGCGTCTACCAACATCACGGCCATGCTGCCAAGCGCACCGATCAGCACAAGGATAACCGTGCCGCCGACCGAGATAACCAGACGCTCAAGACGTTTAAGCCGAGCGTGGATGGCCTCGTAGCGAACCGCACAAACGTCAATGTGACTCGTTACAGTCACCTCCAATTCTTGCACCGTTGTCATCATTTGCCCTCAATCACTTTCCAGTTGTTAATCACAACCCAGACGTACAAGGCACACGCGCCTGCGGTAATCAGATAAAAGTCTGCGTACCACAAAAGCCACGTTGCCGCGACCTTCATCACGACCATCGTCCCCACGGGGTCGAAACGCTGAAAGAGCCAGTTGAGCAAGGGATTAGCCTCGCGTTTGCCCATCTTCAGCGCACGATCCGTCGTCCAGATATCAGCGATCTGGAGCAGGAAGAAGATCAGTAGGAAGGCGGTGTTCATGCCCACGGCAACGGCGGGCTGACGATGGGAGGATTGATCTGGTTCTCAATCTGCTGCGCAACCGCAGCCTCTGCGCTGTCTTTATCGACGCCGTTCGCCCAGCACCATCCCAGCACTTGATCCTGCGTGAGATCGGCATACGGGGTGAACTGCTCGCCCTGCACGACCGCAAAGCCACAGGTGCTGTACACGCTGCCGCTATAGGTGCCGTCGGTGCCGGAGAGGTTCCAATGCGCCGTGACAACGTAATCCGCGCCTTCGGGTGCCTGCGGTACGCAGTTCAACTGCGAGATGTTCCATGTGTAGGTAATCACTTCGCTTCCTCCTTCGGCAACAGCGGCTCGACCTGTGCCTTGAGTTTGGCCCACAGCGGGTGTGCGCCTTGGCTCGTCGGCAGGGTGCCGAGCAGATTCACGATAGCGACCGCTTCTTCAAGCGTGACCTTCAGTTCAACTTCAGACATTACTGCACCTGCGGGGGAAGGGTTGACCATGCGTTGTTAGCGATGCCGAGATACCACGGCTCCGCGCCAAGTACCTCGTTAGCCTGCGGATCGTTCACCGCCAGCACACAGCGCCAGTAGGTCTGCGAGATGACCTCGCCATCCTTTAGCACTTCTGTCGTCTTGCGAACGCCGATGCTGCCGTTGGGCTGCACGTTAAATTCGCTGATAAAAACTCGTTCTTCAAAAGTCGCCATGTTTATCTCCTATGGTAGGACTGTCCGTCTGCACCGTCCGATGCAGATAATTAAGATGCCGGATATGTTGCTGAAATGTAAATATAAGCCGCTTCATTAACGCAATCTTGTTCCGTAATTGCGCCATCATCAGCAGAACCAAAAATTCTACCGGATGAACTGTTAAAATAAGCCGTTAGCATTGTTCCACCAGTCCAATTCAAATTATTAGTCATTACTGTTCCAATTGCTTCTGCGGTTGTATTAAAAGGCAAACCGCCAATGCTTACTTTTCCAGTTCCAGTTAGGGCCGTGTACTCCAAATAAATGTTTATAGATACCAATCGCCCGACTTTTGTGTAATTTCCAACTTGCGAAACATATGTTGTAGTTCCTGGCGTGGTTGATCCGTTAATCGTCGGCGTAAATGTCCCCTCCTCATAATCATCCAGCGTGTTCGCGTTGGACGCTGCCGATTGCGTGGCGGGGAAGGTGATGCCGTTGCTGACTTGGATGACGCCGCCGTTTGCGGTTGCTGTGTTGACGCCGACCAGCAGTTCTCCCGCCGCCGTGATGCGGGCGCGTTCGGTGGCGTTGGTGGCAAAAATAAGTGGCGAGTTTATGTAATTGTAAAGGTAAGCATTTTCGCTAGAGTCAATGCCAACCGCTAACCCGCTTGACGTTGTGGTTCCTGTAGTGCTGTTTTGAAAAAGAAAAAATGCTTCGTCGCTGGTAGAGTTGCGAACGCGGTTGCGATTTGTTGAACTACCAGAAACAACATCAAGACGGTCAAGCGGACTCGCCGTGCCGATGCCGACGTTGCCCACGGCCCCTGTCTCCGTGGAGATTTTGAAATAACTAGTTGTATCGGTAGGGTCTAAAACATGAAGCGCATAACGCGCAGAGGCGCTGCCACCAGCAGTTATTTTTAGCCCAAATCCGTTGGTTGCATCACTATTTGTAATTATTTGAGCAACGCCACTAGACGTTACAACTTGCAACTTCGCCGCCGGACTCGTCGTGCCGATGCCGAGGTCGCCGGAGGCGGTTAGCGTCATATTGATATTGCGGGCTGATGCTCCAGATGAAAAATTTATCGGCCCGTTATATGCGCCAAGGTACAAACCGCCCGTAGACGTGGCTTCAATAATTCCAGCGTTTGCCCACCCAGTAACGCCAAACCCTAACGAGCCGCCCATTGCAAAAACAATGCGTTCGTCTGTGATGCTGCTACCGGCTGCGTCTGTGTTAACAATAGTATTGAAAATAGTCCCGGTTGAATTCCCGGTGTTTGTTAACGTGCTGCCATCAAACGTCAGCGCACTCCCGCTCGTCGCCACCTTGCTGCCGTCCAGATACACCACGCCTCCGGCGGTGCCGGAGGAGAGGGTGAGGTTGCCCGAGAGTACCGCTGCACCGACGTTGACCGACGCGATAGAGGCACCCGTGACCGTGAGGCCCGTGACCACCGCCGTGCCGAGGTTAGCCGAGGCGATGCTGGCCGAGGTGCTGGTAAGGTTCGTGACCGTTCCCGTAGTGACGAGCGCCACCGCCGCATTAGCAGACGCAATGGAGGCCGACGTAGAGGTGAGATTAGTCACCGTGCCTGTGGTAACAACCGCCACAGCCGCGTTTATAGAGGCCGTGGAGACGGTCGGCAGGTCTGACTTGCCCGTGACCGAGAGGGTGCTGCCGAGCGTTGCTGCGCCCGTAACGTTGAACGTGCCGCCGACCGACAGCGCCGAGGTGATCGACACGTTGGCCTGTAGCCCCGTGTTACCCGTCACCGTCAGCGTGCCGTTGATCGTCGTATTGCCGAACGAGTTGGCGGCGTTAATCATTTGGAAGCGCGTGCCGTCATAGACGATGACGACGACTTCGCCCGAGTTGATGTCACCGGCTGCGAGGGCGGTGCTGCCGTCGCGGGTGATCGCCTTTGCGCCGAGGCCGTCTACGTTGATCGTGACCGCGCCTGTGTTGGCAGCGTTGGCGATGAAATAAAGAAGTTGACCGGCAGCGTAGGCGGTCAATTGCGGTGACATCGACCCTGTGATCGTGTCTGTCCCCGTGACCGTGATGAGTTTGGCGGCTGTGGACTGCACTTGACCCAAGTTCGCAGCGTCTGTGGCGGCGGTGCCTGCTCCAAGCGTCGTGATCTTGTTGTTGCCAAATGGGATGTTGGCCGTAACGGTGGTTTGGCCGTCCTTGGTGATAGCCGTAGAGAGGCCCGTCGCAAGGTCAGCGGTCAGCGAGTTAAAGACCGTGGCCGAAATGACGGTGTTAGCGACGACAGGTTGGCCTGCCGAGTTGATAAGGAACGTCCCGCTGCCGTTGTAACTCATCGTTAAATCCTCTCTCGTTGTGCCGCGCCAGTTGCGCCTATGCGCCCTGATGCTTGCTGTGCTGCCTTTTGCGCCGCCGCACGCCTGTCTATATACAATCTCAAGTTGCGCAGTTCATCTTGCGCAGGCTGGCCTTTTAACAACAACAATTCTGCCAACTGTTGTCGTTGCCGTTCCGTTAATTTTTTTGCACCGCCCTTTTCTGCAATCGTTGCTGCCGTTGTCAGTACGTCGCCTTGCGCCGCTTGTGTTGCTCGAAGCGCCTGTGCAAGCACGTTTTGATCTTGTTCGCCCATAATTAAGCGGCCAGTCTGCGAACCTTCACCCATTCGGGCAGTTTTTTGCAGTTCTGCCTCACGCAACACCGTGGCTTGAAAATCTCTAAAGTTGTTTCCAAAGATCAACCGCAACCGCTTCTGCATTGCAGGCGATTTCTGCAAATTCATCAGTTTGGTTTGCCCTGCCGGTGTTCCGGCCTGATCCCTTAACGCTTGGGCAGCGCCAAGACGGAATGCCCGCAACTGCGAAGGTTCCATGTCGTCAATAATGTCGGATATTTCCTCAACATCCTCGTTCATCACCTTGCGACCGCGCTCCATCGCGGTTTTAAGTTGCGTTTCGCTACCAAAGTTTGCGCGAGCAAGTTGGTAAATGCTTTGACCTTGATTGTCTTTCGGAGAAATCTGGTCAAGTTTGTCAATAAACTCGCGGCGCAAATTAGTGTAGGCGCGGCTTTTTTCGGTTGCTTTTCCAATGGGCGTTCTTGCGGCATCTTCAATGTCGTACAACGTCTTTTTTAGCGTGTCCAACACTTCAAACGGCACTCTGTCGCCCGGGCGCAAATTGCCAAGGTTAAGTTTTTCCATGCCTTCAACTAACGCCAGTTCTTCAGCCTCTGAAAACGCTTTGCTGGCGCGGCTAATTAATTTTGCAAGCCCAGCGTCAACCGGAAAATCAACATTTTCAAGTTGCGCGTAGTACGGCGCTGACTTTGCTCTGGCTTGTTCTGTGTATTGGTTGACAGTAGCGCGGTAGGGGATGTTTTCCGCGTCTAAAGCGCGATCTGAAGCGGCAATAAGTCTATCGCCACGCTGATTGACAAGTGGCCGAGTGCCACGCTCAATCATGCCCATCGTTGAACCGGGCTGATTGCGGAGCAACCCTAATTCGCTACGTGTTGCCGCGCCTGTTGCGGCAATTGGAGCCTCTGGCCCAAGACCGCCGCCGCGAGGGCGTTGCAATCGCGCAGCAGCAACGGCAATCGGGTCAGCCTCAATGCCGCTCGTCAACATGTCCAATTCTTCTTGCAACTGCGCCTTTAGTTTAGACGGCCCGGGCAGCACTTTGAGTTGTCGCTCAAGTTCTGTAACGCGGTCTTGTTTCGAAATAGTGTCTGGCGGCATCCGCGCATACAGATCGCGCTGCAACAACTGTGCAAGACGTTCCCGCGCAGGTTGCAATTCAAAATCTTGACGCATTCCCGGCACCATTCTACGAATGGCCGCACCGCCGCCCTTAATGCCAAGGCCAGCCGCGCCGCCCGTAGCAATACCTGCGCCAGTTCCGTACAAAACGTCTGTCGCTAATTCTTGCGCGGTTTCCGCTTCACTTGCGCCTGCCGCACCCAATGCGCTTTGTCCTGCAATTGGGGCGATATAACCAGCGCCTCGACGAATTGCGTTAGCGCCCAACGGGGCGGCTGAACCGCCCATCGTGAACGGCACCGTAGCAAGGCCGCCTGCCGTTTCAAGAACGGGGGCCAATACGGGATTTCTTTCTGCAAACGCCGTCGTTGCGCCACGCACAAACTGCTGCATTGGCGGGCCTGCTTGCATAGGATCAAACTGCGGCCCTTGAATGCCCGCCATGCCCATGCCGCGCTGCATTTGAGAAGCGCCGCGCATAGCCTCTGCGCCAGCCAACTCATCCAAGAATTGCGAGGTAAGCCCTTGGCCCGTGGTCAATACGCCTTGCAAAAATGGCGATGCTTGCGACCCCGCTTGGAAAGCGGTTGGCTTCAATTGTTGCAATTCTTCCCATTTGCCGCCGCGAAAAACGTATCGCTGGCCCGTTTCTTTGTTGGTTGCTGTTGCGCCTTCTTGGTAAGCCATTGCTGCTCCCCTTACCGTCGATCCAGCGTTGCGCCGGGAGGCAACTGGCTGCCATAAACCGCTGGCGCAACAATATCAGGCAACATTCCCGGCATATTTCGGAAATTAGGCAACTCTCGGTAACGCGATCTAACGGCATTGCTGCGAACAATGTTGGCTCGCGCTGCTTTGTCGTTCAAATCGGCAAGATAACGCAAATTTTCATTAGTCATTTCAATTTGACCCGCTGCCGCTTTTTCCAAGAATTTGCGGTCGTTATCAGTAAATCCTTGACCAGAACCTAAACCGCTTGTCTTGACAAGAGAAAGCGTTGTTTTTGCAAGATTTGCCGACAAATTTTCCGTAACGCTTGCGCGATCACCGGCAATAAAGCCTGCACTTGAAAGCGCTTGCTCAAGACCAAGACGAGCGTTTGCGCCAAACCCTGTAATTGGGTTTTTTACTAATAGGTCGCGCACATTGTTTGCAACTTCAATTTGCCCCAGCGCGGCTTCGCCTGCCTTAATTGTTTCAAGGTCTTGCGCTGCAATGCCCTTGGCAAATTCATCAGCCAATACGTTAGTTGTTCTTTCGCCCGGCAACACAATCGTTTTGTTGCCTGTGGTGTCAGTTAAAAACTTTGCAAACGCCGGGTTTTGTGACGCGATCAAAAATTCTTCGTATTTGTTTGGCAAATTAGGCGCTTTTGGCGGCTTTGCCAACGCAAACGGATCGCCCGTTTCTTGGTATTTCTGACGGCTTTCTGGCGATGCTTCCATGATCGCCTCAAGACTGACCTGCGGCTGACGCGACAGCATCAATTGTGCGTACCGCTGCGCCATTGGCGTACCGCTTGCCAGCGCACGGCTCAATGTTTCCTCGCGCTGTTGATACGTCGGCATCACGGTTTCCATCATGGGCTGTTGCGCCATTTCTGGTTGGTATGCACTTGCAATGCCCGTGACATCAGTTTCTGGCAATGCACCACCCGTGACGCTGCGGGTTTGTGGGCCAAGGTCGCGGCGCAACGCTTCAAAGGCTTCCACATCAGCCTGACGCGCTTTGGCTTCAGATTGCTCTGCTTTTTCGCCTAACTTCTTGGATGTATACGCCGACAACACGCGAGCAATTGCGTTGGCGGGAGTCGGTGTAGCCCGAAACCCTTGGAACGTATATGGCTCTGCTTCTGGCTCAAAAGCCTGTTGACGCAACATTTCTGCCAATTGCTGCTGACGCTGCGCTCGCAGCATTTCCTCCTCGTAAGCCGAGGGAGCGCGAAATGTTGGGACGTTGCGAACTCTATTCTGCGCCATCGTCAAAGTCTCCTCTGTACCGACCGCCCTGCGGGGTCGTCATCCCCGGCGACGACACGCGGGGACGCTGCATGTTGCCGATCTGCGGGGATCGCATTTGAGATGGCCGCATCGGCGTTGATCCCATGCGACCGGGTGCGCCCATCATCCCCGTTGTGCCGGGTTGTGCGGTCATTTGGGGGCCGTTGAAGTTCATCATCTGTGGGGCAACGCCCGTAGCGGTGTTTGGCGTAGCGCCGCTGTAGGCGAGGCTAGGACGCATTGCGGGCATGCCGTCACGCTGCCCCGGCGGTGCGCTGATGGAGCGGTTGCGTTCTTGCAGCGCCAGCATCTGCGCCATGCGCTGCGGTCGGTCGGGTCTAAATCCGTTCATGCTAACCCCTGCGTGTTGATGGGCGTTACGGTGTCGTATGTGTTGCGGCCTACGCTTTGGCCGACGCGCTTGTTAGCCATTTGGCGCATTTTGAGCAGTTCAAGCGGGTCAATAGAGGCGGTGGGCGTAGCCATTGACGGAACGTTTGCGTAATCGGTGTTGATGCGCTGATTGGCCTCTTGCAGCGCCAGCATTTCTGCGAGGCGTTGCCCATCGGTGCGGTCTTTGTACGTTTTGGCGTAGCGCATTAGAGCATCCCGTAGTTGACCATTTGGAAGCCATCATCGCGGGTAATGACCGCTTCTGGCCGTACCTGCTCCACTTCATCAGCCATTACGCCGCGTTGGCGAGTGCCGAAAATGTCGTATTCGTACACGCCGATGCCGAGCGGGTGCGTGCCGATGCGCACAATGTTGGACTTCAAGCGGCGATCCGATGGGAAAACGCCGCCTAGCATCGCTGCGCTGCCGAGCGACCCGGCAAGGTTAAACAACCCGCCCATGTTGCTCGCGGCTTGGTTGGCTTGGATGCCATACCGCTGCATCGCGGCTGCATCCTGCGCTTGACCACCTTGGAAAATGGGCGCGGGAGCGACCGTGACGCCGCTGTAGCCTTGGAACTGCGGCACGCTGACCTGCCCGCCTGAGAGCAATGCGCTGATCTCGTTGACTGGAAGGCTGCGGATGGCCGCTTGCTGTGCCAACGCTTGTTGCACCGCCGTGTTGTAGAACTGCTGCTGCGCAATGTTCTGCTGGAACTGCTGTTGTTGCGCGGCGTTCTGTGCGGCAAGGCGCTGGAAGTCCTGCGCTTGGTTTTGCGCGAGGGCTTGGTTGCGCAAGCCTTGGTAATCCATGACTTGCCCGAACCGTTGCGCTTGGGCTGCGTTCTGCGCGGCTTGCTGGGCAAGTTGACGCTGATACGCTTGTGCTTGCGCTTCGTTGTAGAAACCAGCCTGTCCCGCCGCTTGTGCCGCTTGCTGCTGCTGGCGTGCAAGGTTGAACTGTGCGGCTTGTTGCTGCTGTGCAAAGTTTTGTGCAGCGGCAGCGTTGGTGAGTTCTTGAGCCTGCTGGCCCATGCCGAACTGCTGCATCAAGGCTTCGCGGTTGAATTGCTGGCCTTGGAGCGCCTGCTGGTAAGCCTGCTGCTGCGCTTGGTTAAACGCCTCACGCGAGGCCAACGCTTGCTGGAAGTTTTGCCCCCCAGCGGCGTTGATGATCTGCTGCAACTGCGCCTGCTGACCAAACTGCTGTGCGCCAAGTTGCGCCTGCAATCCGGTGACATCCTGCGCTTGGCCGAACCGTTGCGCCTGCGCGGCACGCTGCGCCTCCTCTGCGGCGAGGGCGCTCTGCAAGTTCTGCTGAACCGCTTGGTTCTGCATCTGCTGTGCGGCTTGGCCTTGGGCAAAGTTCTGCGCAATGGCTTGGTTGGCTGCTTCTTGCGCTTGCTGACCCATGCCGAATTGAGCAAGGGCTTGTTGCTGGGCGAATTCGCCACCCGTAACTGCTTGACCAAACCGCTGTGCTTGGGCTGCGCGATCTGCCTCGGTTCCCGCCATCGCTTGCTGGAAGTTTTGGGCGATAGCGCGGTTGACGGCATCTTGCGCTGCCTGACCCGTCTGGAACGACGCCAATTGAGCCTCTCGCCCAAACTCTCCCGCCGCAAGACGTTGCGAGAACTGCTGCGCTTGCGCTTCGTTGGCGAACTGACCTGACTGCAACGCCAACTGCGTGTTTTGCGCGATAGCCTGATTGCGAGCCTGTTCGCTTTGCATCCCTGCGCCAAATCGTGCCAGTTCTGCTTCTTGACCGAACTGCGCACCCGCGAGGCGCTGCTGGAACGCTTGCTGCTGCGCTTGGTTTGCTGCGGCTTGGGTGGCAAGTGACTGCTGCACGTTTTGGCCGAGGCCGACGTTATAGAGGCCCGCCTGCTCCATGCCAGCGCCAAAGCCTTGCAGTTGCGCTTGGTTGGCGAACATTGCGCGGGACTGCTGTTCAGCAAACCCTTGCTGCCGCGCTGCTTGGTCAAGCGCAATGCCCTGCGCTGCGGCTTGCAGCAGCAGATCGTTTTCTTTTTGCGCTTGTGCCGACATTGCAGCGTTAAACGCTTCACCGCCGGGGGCAAGCCCTTGGTTGACAAGTTGTGTGTACAGTTGTTGGCGTTCGCCCTGTAACTGCGGCTGCAACCGCGACATGATCGCTTGCTGCGCCGTCGTACCGGCTTGGATCGGCGCTGCGGCCAACCCTTGTATGTCAATCTGACCTTGTAACTGCGGGCCTTGGACGAACTGCTGTGCGTAACCGAATTGACCCTGCGCAGGAGCGCCTTGCGGGCCACCGATGCCAGAGAGGTCAAGGCCGCGAAGTTGTGGGCCAGCGACCATGCCGCCTTGCGCTTGGCCGAACTGCCCAACGCCGCCTTGGATGCCCATAAGGCCGGAGGTATCAAGCCCTTGGAACTGCACGCCGCCGGGGCCACCAGCCGCCATGCCAAACTCGCGGCCAGTCATGCCGCCTGCTACACCGCCGACACCTGCGAGGTTTAATCCCTGCAACTGCGCGGCTTGCGGGCCACCGCCAGCCATGCCGTAAAGGCCGCCCGTGGGGCCGCCAAAGGCTTGTCCATAGGTGAAGGGGCCGGTGCCTTGCCCAACGCCGCCGACGCCCGAGTAGTCCACGCCGTACTCACGCGGAATGCCGATATAACTTGAGCCAGCGGGCGCAAAACCTGTTTCGCCTATTGCTGTCTGCGGACCGCCATACTGAAACTGTCCGAGGCCGGGTGCGGCAGGGCCGCCAAAGGCTTGCTGACCCGTTCCCATTTGCCCGGGGAGTTGTTCGGTGTAATACCCCGTCGTTGGGGCATATCCACCCGCGCCCGGGGCGTTTAATTGCATATCGCCCGTGGCAAACCCCATGTCCACAAATCCGGCCTCGCCGCGATAAGGGACATAACTGCCGGGGGTCGCAATCGCGCCTGCACCCGGCACGCTGTATTGCAGCCCGGGGATGCTGCGAGCGTCAAAGGCCGAGGCTATTCCAAGGTCACGCAAACCGCTTGCTGCGCTTTCGGCGGCCTGCGACATGGATAACTGCGCACGCTCTTGGGAGCGCAACGCTTGCAATGCGGCATCGCTACCCAACGACTGCGTAATTGTCGGTTGTTCAATGTAGGTGGTGAACTGCTCTTGGGTCGGTGCTTCGCCCACATACGCGAGCGGATCGGCTAACTGCGCCGCACGGAATTGTTCCATCGCCTTGTTATAGGCGTCGGTGTCCACCGTGGGCGTTTTTGTCCAACTAACCGTTTGGCTGCCCGTTGGCCCGTAAACGTTCGGGTTAGACATATAGGCCGATTGCTTGGCGGCTGCCAAGTTGGCCTCACCCTGCTTGATCGCAAGGGTGGTGTAATCAGGTGCTGGCGGCGGTGCCGGTGATCTTTTGCCCATACCGAGGCTCCAAATATCGACACTTGTCAGGTGTCTGCGTCATCAAAACAATGTCCCCAGAATCGTGCGCGGCTCCTTTGATTCGCGCTTCTTCCGAAAACCCCATCTTGCTGACCAATGCGAGCGCCCGGGTATGGTTGCTGCTGATTGGCCCAATGATCTTATCAACTTTCGCAACGTTGTAGGGATAGTCATACACCGCTGCCAAATACGCCGGGGTCACTTGCTGCCAAACGATGTGGCACATCACGCTGACCCCGTTCCAGTTCTCGTATACCGTCCCAGCGACGATTTCGCCGTCGCGTTCTAGGCCGATGGCAACTGACCGATTAGGGTCAAACCCGCCCTCTGTCTGAGCGGTGACCCATGCCCCAACATGGGGGCCGGTTACGATGCGCCAGCCCATCCGAGTTGGTACACGATGTCCGTTGACGCCCACTCCAATGTCAGGTTCTTGCTGCTGCTGTTGAAATTAACGCCCGCGCAATACCCGATGCCTTGGAGGCCCACGAAGTTGTTGGTAACGACCGTATCCGACCCCCAGAGTGCTTGACCCCACAACCCTACGTCCCAGAGGCCGTAAGCGGTAGGCGAAAACGAGAGGGGGCCAACGATGTCAGCGGTCTGGAAATCCACGTTGACGCCGATGCTGATGGATGGAACGCCATTGCTATAGATCGTCGGTCGCCCACGGGTGAAATACTTGATGACGCCGCGAGTTTCAAAGTAGTTGAAGGCTTGCAATGCGCGAGCGGGGATGGCAGCGCCGTTATCTGCGAACGACGTTGTACCTGATCCCGTTGTCCACGCCTTTGCCACAACGCCGTCGGTGCCGAAATAGGGCGTGTCGTTTAGCAGCGTCCAAGCGTTTGCATACCAGCCCGTAAACCGGCACCACGCCTTCGTGATGTTGTTCATCACAAACTGTTGTTGCTGGCCCGTGCTGACGGGAATGTTGATGATGAGGGCGTTGTTGAGCGGGTTGTAAAGCAGTCCCCACCCAAAATTGGCCTTGTACTGCCGTGTCGCTGCTGCAAATGCGCCTTGAATCTTGTCAGAAAGGGCTACTTGCGGGTCTAAACGCGATGATTGCAGCGCCGAGGCGAGCGGGATTAGTCCATCCAACGTCAACACCAGCAAATCGCCGCCGTATTTCGTAACGCACCGACGAGAAATAGGCGAACCGACCTGCCAAACGCCAATCAGCGCCCATGTTGATGCGCTTGAGGGATCGGTGCCGCGATAGACGATGATTTCGCCTTGATCGGTTATGAAAACAAGGTTGTCGTCAACGCCATAGCCCGCGTCTATCGTCCATGTCGCCATCGCAATCAGTCGCCCACCGTTGCGAGCCACCGATGACAAGTCAAGAACGTTTGCCGCGCCGCCTACCGATGCCGTGGGCAAATACCACGCCTTCAACGTGTCCTTTTGGATAAACCACATGCGGTTTTTGAACAGCGTGGGGCCGTGCAAATCCGTTGTGGTGACGCCTGTGATGGCAGGACTGCTGCTGCCGTCAATCGGTGTCCACGTTGACCCGTTGTAGAGCAGCGGCTTGTCTACGCCGTTGGCTGCGTAAAGAAAACTGCCGCCCGCAGTCGTGATATTGGCGTATTCAAAGCGGCTGTTGGTTAGCCCTGTGACCACCGCAGCGCCCACCGCCCCTGCTGCGGTAACGTCGAAAATTTCGCCGCCTACGATGGCGAACATTTCGTCGTTGGTGCCGCCGTTGAAGGTCATCAGCGTTTCAATCTGCCCCGACATTCCCGTAGCGTGCGGTTCCCAGCCACCACGCAACCCAACACTTGAAACGCCGGGGAACAGATTGTCCAGCGTTACCGCGTCGGTCGGAGCCATATTGGCGAGCGAGTCGCGGGCGTTCCAGCCGCCCACGGGGGCGGGGAGCGAGGCGACGTTGTTGCTCGTCCTCTGGATTAACCGGCGGCGAACGGGCGATGCCATTATGGTAACATCCCCATATGTGCCAAATGGGAGGATGTATGGAAATTTGGAAACCTGTAGTTGGTTATGAGGGGTTGTACGAGGTTTCTGATGCTGGACGTATTCGTAATATGCGTACGGGCAAAATTAAGACGTATACGCATGACCGGCAAAAACGTCGGCCTTTTGTTGGGCTTTGGCGTAACAACAAAATTCGCATTATTTACCCGCACAAAGCGGTGTTGGAGGCTTTTGTTGGCCCACGCCCATCGCGCATGGAGGCTTGCCACAACAATGGCGATCCGTTTGACAATCGGCTTGAAAACTTGCGATGGGATACTTCGCGCAACAATCAACTGGATCGCATTAAACATGGCACCTCCAACAGAGGGGAGCGATGCGCTGCGGCTAAATTGACCGAAGCGCAAGTGCTGGCTATTCGTGCCGATACGCGGTTTCAACGTGAAATTGCTGCGGATTATGGCGTTCAGGAAAACACCATTAGTCGCATCAAATCGCGGCAAAGGTGGAGCCACGTTCATTGACTGTCGGTTCCGTAATTTGAGTCCGGCAAATTGTCGTAGCCGATGAGAACGGTGCCGGGGCGCGGCGCAAACGAGAGGTTAGCGGCTGCCGTGTCTTGCCCCACCGCTGTCTCAAACTCCATGAGGTAATCGCGGTAAAGGGCGGTCGTGTCAAAACCCTTGGCCTCAAAATACTTGAGTTTTGTACCCAGCACCATGAGGCGGTCGGGGTAGATGCAGGTATCGGTGTCAGCGGTAAACGAGTTCTTTGGCGTGCCGTCTGCGGCCTCTGCCCATGCCTTGCTGCGGTACTCAAACCCGAGCAATTCGCCCGCATTCATACCCGGCCAAATCTGGAAGTATTTGCCGAGCAGACGCCAGCGGATACGTGGGCCGGTGCTGATGTACCCCGAGAGCAGCCATTCCCATTGCTGCGGGGACTCGGGGCCGAGCATTTCCCAACGCTTGCTCTTGTCCCAATGCGTGCGGTTGACCGTGCTGACGTAATCCGCAGGCAGGTCGTATTTGACCTTTTGGAAAAGCACCTGCCCACCTATCTGCGCCTCAGTTGGCGTGTAGTTGAGCGTCACGCTGGTCGGGCCTACGCCTGTGACGTAGGTGGCGTTCGGGATGCCCACGCCTTGCACTTGATACTGCGTTGACAGCCCTGCTGTAGACGGTATGCCGGTGATTGTCGCTGCCGAGGTTGTCCACGTTCCCGTGGTCGTGATCGCCTCGGTGTAGAACGTATGCTGGCGCGTCAGTTCTCGCCAGTCAGCACGACGGAGCAATTCGTAACCACACGCATTCATCAGCGCCAGCAACTGCACAACGTCTTGGCTGTTGTTGCCCGCTACGGTGGTCGGGGTCGGGATGCCTAATTCTTGCGTGCATTCCGTAATCAATTGCACCATCGTGCTGCCCATACTATGCCTCCGCTAATTCTTTCGGGGGTCGGCCTCGACGCTTCGTTTCCATCAGCGTCGCCATCTGCGCTTGCAATTCTGCAAGTTGCTTCTTCGTGTCCTCAAGTTCCGCGCTCGCTTCGCTGCGGTTCTTGCGGTTCAGATACAAACGCGCACGGTCGCGCAACCCGATGCCGCCCATACCGATACGCTGAAGTTGCGCATCCGAGGCCAGCGCCAGTTGCTCGACGGTGACAAATTTCAAGATGTTTAACTCCGCGATCTGGTCGCGGTTGATTTCCTCAGGAGCGTCCTTGTTCCATTGCGTGAGCGGCGTACCGATCTCTTGCGCTGCACCCTCGCTCTGCTGCATCTGGTAATACAGCCATTGGCGCGGAAACCGTGCCTTGTGATCGTCGCGCAGGGGCTGGTCAAGGATGTTGGTCTTGTCGCCGGGGGACATGATCCGAACGTAAGTCTTGCCCTTGTTTGCACCTTCGTCGCGGGTGTAGAACTCAACGTGCAGTTGGGCGTCGGCGTTGCTGATGTCGCTGTCTAACATTTCCGTTGCTCCTGTGGGGATTACAGGTTGTTGACCTGTGTTACGGTACAAATTACAGAGGGAATTGCGGGATAAACGCTTGTGGCGCTTGCCGCGAGTAAAACTACGTCGGTGTCGTCGGCCTCGTACATCAATTCTACATAATTGGTGGCGTCAAGTTGTATCAAGAAGTTCCAAGCGGCGACTACCTCTGCTGAAGAACCTTGAATAACCACTCGGCTTGCCGTGTTCGGCACGTTGGTGCCGTTTTTGCGTAGCCAAATATGGATAACTGCCGCTGCGCCAGAGGTTTTATCCAACTGCGCCGAAAACTGGACGTTGTAGACGCCTTGATTGTCCACCACGATGCGCGACGTAGGCGAGCCAATGCTGACGCCGTTTGCCGCGTCGGTGGTGGTAAACGTCATTGCATAAGCGGTATTGATTGATGCAACGGTCTGAAGTGCTGTGCTTGAAAACGCACCGTAGTGCAGGATCGGAACCGCGCCGTTAAACCCTTGCAGTTCTTCCCACGCGCTGTTGCTAACGGCAAAAAACGCCGCTGCGCTGCCGATATTAATTACCGCTGAACTTGCACCGTTAATTGTAGATGCTGCCTCATACGGGTACACCGTCAGCGCGTTTGCACCCGAGTTGGTTATCCATATCAACTCGCCCATTTCGGTCGGCGGCAGTTTGACGCCAGCGCCCGAGGCCACCGTGGTGATGTTGTTGTAGACAAACGTGATCGCTGTGGCGTTGCCCGCTGACGTTCCTGCTGCGCTTACCGAGGCATTACCGTCACCGCAAATGGAAACGGTGGACAGGCTGTTGACGCCTGACCCTAGCACGCGAGACGGGATCGCCATTAGGCCGCCTCGGCTTGGTTCTTGCGCACGTACATGATTTCTGCAATCAGTCCGTCGCCTTTTACGTCAAGGTTGAGGTCGGGCATGACCTCAAACAGTTTCTGAAACTCGTTGGCCTGCTGGGCCATTGCCATGTTGCAGTTAAACTTCCTGCCAAGCGGGCCGCCTACCCAAATGTCCACAGTTGCACCCGGCATTTCGCCGCCGAACCGCTTGCGACCGTCTGGGCCGTTGCATGAATCGTATCCGTACATCGTGAAGTTACGGAATCCAAGTACATAGCCGATATTGATGGCTCGTAGCCCCGAGGTCGTGCCGCCACCCACAGCAACCTTGCCGGGGCCGATGGCTTCCATTTCCGGCCCGGGCGCCCATGAATGCCACAGCAGCACTTTGCGCCCTTTCAGATAATCAAACATGGAAGGCGGGCAGCGCGAAGCGGGCATGTACGTGGTGTCATCGTTCAACCGCTGTATGCAGTTGGTGCGGTCGCGGGGGTCTAGGCTGATCCACAGCGTCGGATTGATGCCGTGTTCTACGAGGAAGTCATGTGCGCCCTTAATGGCGACAATTGGGCGTCCTGCCTTTTGGTGCGCCCGTATTTCTTCAACAAACTCGGGCATTGACCACCCGCTCGCCACCAGCACCATGTTGCCATCGTGTTTGGTGGGAGCGAGGGTCAACTCTGGCAGACCACGGCCAAGCGCCGAGCGGATGTTGGAACACAGTTCCTCCTCCGTACCCGCCGCCTGTACCGTGATCTCCAGCGGTTGCATTAGGTCGTGACCGAACCCGTTGCAACGTGGACATAACCCGCAATGCAAGTCACCGCAGAGGCCGAGGCCGCCGAGGTGGTTGCAACGAGGCCCGCCACAAGGCCACCCGACACCACGGCGTCGTCAAGCGACCCGGCGGTGGAGGTGG